GAATCTGGTAATGTTCAGGATATGTGTGGTGAGGATGTTTCATTCTGTTTGGACGCTAAAGAAGCAGGTTTTGAAATTTGGTGCGATCCTCGTATTCGTGTTGGGCACGAAAAGACTCGTATTATCTAATGAACGAAACTCGATATAATATACTATATAAAGGGCGGAAAATTTATATAAATCTCAGTGCAGAAGATTGTACTGAGATTCTTCAAGATCTCTCAGAATCTTTTTTCTCGGGAGAAATGATTAAACCAGAATTAATTGAATTGGAGGAAATTTATGGCTAAAGGACAGAATAAGGTTATATTTGAACCTGGTGCGCCAAAGAAAACTCGTCAGGGACGTTCTCCTCGGACTCTTCTCTCGGCAACCTCTCGTAATGGACGTAAAAAAAAGTATCGCGGACAGGGTAAATAGTTAAAAGATAAAACTTAACACATGTCTTGCTTAATCGCTAATCTACCTTCACAAGAAGTCTGGGTTCGTAAAGAGTATCTGACCGATCATCAAAGTGGTTGGGGTGAGTTTGTAAAAGGCGTCTGGGTATCTACTAAGTCGATACCTGGACGCGCTTTTTATTTTGAGACATACTTACCAGAGTATGCTGCAATGTATGATAAACTTCCTATCAGTGCTTTTTTATCTCGCCCAGAAACTCCAAACCCTGATTTAAATCTACCAAATCTTCAGTTTTGGAATTGCATGGACTATGGAGTGGTCTCTGTGCGGAAACAATTTATCGGATCTATGGATTATGAGTGCTATACTCGTGACTTTGGACCTCAAAAAGGGACTTATATCTGCACTTTGGATAACTATCATCAAGATCCAGATGTGATTGACTATGCAACAAGTGAAAATCCAGCCGAACATAAGTCACATAATCTCATTGAACTACAAAATGGACAGTTTGCACTCTATCCTAATAACAGAATTCGCATCTATGACAATAGTTTAACTCCTAAAGAACCAAAAACACCTGATTTTAAGGTCTCAACTCGTTATTATCAGGTTGAAAACAGCTATGAACGACTCGCAATGGGTAATGAAGACGAATATTTTTGGAAAACGGCACAAGAACGGGATAGCAACCCCGTAAAAAGTTCTGATTTTAACGAATCAGGAGCACGAAATGACTAAACAAGTCGATAAAGATAAAAATTTCATGAAAAATGAGTGGGGAACTCAATATTTGTCAAGTGAATATGGCTGGGAAACTAAAATTGAAAAGAAAAAGATGCTTCGTGAGATTGCAAGTGATGATTTAACACCTAAAAAACATGATTTCTTTCATCAAAATGAAATTCATGAATTAATTCGCAATGATGATGACTATGATGACTGGGAATATGGAACTGAACCTCTTTATGAATCTAAAAATCCTTAATAAATAAGGTAGAATTATAGTATTCGATGCCTCTAGAAAGGGTTAGTCAAGGGTTTAAAGACATTAGTATGACTTTTCAAAGTAATCCTTTGAATAGTGACTTAATAGCACTCAAGAATGAAAACGCTATTGCTCGCTCTATTAGAAACATCGTATTTACTCTTCCAGGTGAGAAGTTTTTCAATCCAAATTTTGGGTCAAATATATCAAGAACCCTTTTTGAGAATGTTGATGAAATTGCTGCATCAAATATTAGAGATGAGATTGCATTGTCAATTGTAAACTTTGAACCAAGAGTTGATTTAAAAAATGTTGTGGCGACTCCAGACTATGATAATAATTCATTTGATGTGATAATTCAATATCAAATTATTGGAGCCAACGTCCCAGCGCAAGAACTACAATTCGTTTTGCAATCAACTAGGTAAAATGCCACTAGTCAATTTTTCTAACCTAGATTTCGATCAGGTTAAAGCAACACTTAGAGATTATCTAAAAGCAAATCCAAATTTTACTGATTATGACTTTGAAGGGTCTAATCTTTCAACAATTTTGGATGTTTTGGCATATAACACATATATCACTTCATATAATGCAAATATGGTTGCAAATGAAGTGTTTATTGATAGTGCAACACTAAGAGAAAATGTGGTCGCACTTGCAAGAAATATAGGATATGTACCCCGTTCGAGAAAATCTGCGTCTGCAACAGTCTCTTTTTTCGTAGAGCTTTCTAATGTGATTCCAACTCCATCTTCTTTGACCTTAAAGAAAGGAATCATAGCGACATCATCTGGAAGTTTTGGAAATCAATCCTTTGCATTCTCAATATTAGAGGATATTACTGTTCCCGTGTTTAATGAGGTAGCAACTTTTACTAATTTGAAGATAAATGAAGGAATTTTACTCACAAATAACTTTACATATTCATCCAGAAATCCTAATCAAAGATTTATCCTTCCAAATTCTGGAATTGATACTAATTTAATATCTGTTTTAGTTAAAAATAATGAAAATGCAACAACTTCAGTAAAATATGCATATCAAGATAGTTTATTTGATATAGATGGTTCTTCAAATGTGCATTTTATTCAGGAAATAGAGGATGAAAGATATGAATTAATTTTTGGCGATGGGATATTCGGTAAAAAATTAGAAGAGGGTAACTTTGTAACTGCAGATTACATAAGTTCAAATGGGGATAGTGCAAATGGAGTAAATTTCTTTACATTTTCTGGAAGATTAACTTATACAAGAAACTCGATTGAATATACTGTAACCTCTGGTATTTCTCTACTCACGACTGAATTACCTGCAAGAGGTGGAGAAAATATCGAATCTGTAGAGTCCATTAAAAAATATGCACCAAGAATTTATGCATCTCAAAATAGAGCATTAACTGCAAATGATTTTGAAACCTTGATTCCATCAAAAATTTATCCAGAAACTGATGCTATTTCTGTTTTTGGTGGAGAAGAACTGATACCACCACAATATGGAAAAGTTTTTATTAGTATAAAACCAAGATTTGGTGACTTTTTACCAAATTTAGAGAAACAAAGTATAAAATTAAAACTAAAAAAATATGCGGTTGCCGGAATCGTTCCAGAAATTTTAGATCTAAAGTATCTTTATGTTGAAGTAATTTCAAAAGTTTATTACAATACCAATCAAGCACCGTCCCCTTCATTTGTTTCAAGTATTATCCAGACAAATGTTACTAAGTATTCTGAATCTACAGAATTAAATAGATATGGTGCTAGATTTAAATATAGTAAATTCTTAAAGTTAATCGATGACAGTCATGAATCAATAACTTCAAATATTACTAACATTCAAATGAGAAGAGATTTAAGAGTTCTCTTAAATACCTTTGCAGAATATCAAATAGGATTTGGTAATGAGTTTCACATATTTAATATGAATGGATATAATATTAAATCAACTGGATTTCAAGTCGCGGGGATATCCCAAACAGTTTATCTGGGAGATATTCCAAATACAAATAGAGAAAATGGCACTTTGTTCTTGTTTGCTGTTAATGCAGTTAGTTCAAGAACTCCAAATATTTTAAAAAGGGGAGTTGGCACAATAGATTACAAAAATGGCATTATAACCATTAATCCCATCAATATATTGGCGTCTGCAAAAATTAAAGATGGTCAACCAATCATGGAAATTTCTGCAACACCAAAATCAAATGATGTTGTTGGAAAACAAGATCTATATTTACAACTAGACATTAGTAATAGTGTTTTTGATATGGTTGTAGATAACATATCATCTGGACTGGATCCATCAGCATCTACTTACATAACATCCTCAAGTTATGCAAATGGTCTGCTTGTTCGTCCTGGAGGTTCAGTACAAGGATCTATAATTGCATCTGGAGCTGGAACAATATCTGAGGCTCTGGTGGGATCATCTTCACTCATAACAGCATTTACTCCAACTCCAACTCCATCTCCATCATCATCAGTCTCATTCACGTCCTCATTACCATCACCGTCACCATCTCCTTCCCCGTCACCATCTCCCTCTCCTTCGCCATCTCCTTCGCCATCTCCTTCGCCATCTCCTTCGCCATCTCCTTCGCCATCCCCGTCTCCATCCCCGTCACCATCTCCCTCGCCATCTCCTGGTGGCGGCGGAGGCGGTTACGGTTACTAATAAATAACAAAAACCATCTATAATTTCATGAGACAAAAACCTATTGAAAACGAAAATTGGCAAGAAAGAAAAAGTGTCAGTTATAGTCCTAATTTTATAATTAATGCTGGGAATCTTCAAATGGAATTAAACAAAACCTCTGCCTATGATTTGTACACAATTACAGATAATATAGATATTTTTGAATTTGAAATAACACTTGGCAAATCATTTCATATTCATAATAATCAGCACGTTAAAATTACTGGAGGCCAAAAAAGTAGTTCATCTGGGTCATATGGGTCATATGGATACTAATCAAGAGTAAAATAATAAAATGTCAGAAAAAAGAATTCAATTAAAAG